GCCTCCTACTCCCACACCAGCGTTGAAAGTAGCATCACCTGCATTTGACATATCTAGGGTCAGGGCTGTGATTTCTGAGCCGCCATCGTTGCCCATGAATATCATGTCTTGGTCTGAGGCTTCAGATTTAATATGGAAATTGCTGCTACTTCTGAAGAATGATCCGTAAGCTGTTCCAGCATCTTTTAAAATGATGCCGTTGCCTGTACCTTGGAGATCTGCATCTAGTGTTAATTCACCAGTAACGTCTATCAATAAGCCCGAACTGCTCGTTGATTGAATGATGTCTACATTAGAACTAATCTCCCCCAGTAAAAGATTTGCAATCTGAATACGGTCATTCCCAGCGTCAACGAAAAACATATTAGCGTTGTTGTTTGATTCGATTCTATGATCTATATCATGAGAACCTTCGTTGAATACGGTTTCATCAGGAATTAAATCGATTCTGTTTTTTTGGCCGCCGTCGCAGTATGTATAGATTTGTAATGCACTTTCTTCAGAGGCATCCGAGGCATCAACAATAGTTCCCCTAAATAATACATACTCTATTTTTTCATCGGCATCATTTTCACCGTAAAAATAAATTCTACCTATCTCATCATTATCAGCTGGGCTACTGCTATTTCTGTATAAATCTAATTGAGGCCCACTACCTGCATCTGCGTCTGTAGAAATGAGTTGCAGCTGAGCAGTATTTCCCGTTGTGGTAATTGTTGCACCAGAGGAAGATGTTATAGCCCCGTCTACTTGCAACGTACTAGCCATATCCACAGCACCGTCAATATCTACAACGTCGAGGTTGGTTGTGCCGTCTACGTCTATATCACCTGAGATATCCAAGCTTGCGAATACAGAAGTACCTGTTGCTGTTACCGTACCCGATACATCTGCGTTACCGTTGATATCAATCAGCGTAGCAGTCAGATCTATTTCATCAGTTGCACCAAGAGATAAAACCGTTGCACTCGATCCCTGGATAAACTGACTCGCATCGTTGAACATAATCTTGTTGGTGGAGTTCAGCGTTAGACCAGATCCATCGGTATGAGTTAGTGTCGTATCATTATCTGCACCAAAACCTAGAACAGCAGAATCACTATCCAGTTTTAAATCGTTACTGACAGTGACAGCAGTAGATGCATTTAGATCAATGGTAGCTTCGCCATCTATCCTGAGAACACCATCACTAGATTGCTGCACAAAAGAAGCAACATCACCAAAGGTGAGCTTATTGGTTCCGTTAAGAGTAAGACCTGTGCCATCAGTATGAGTTAGAGTGGTATCTCCATCAGCCCCAAATGTGATGACTGCGCTATCTGAAGTAAAGGTCAAATCATCATCAATGAATAAATCAGGGATCGACAGATCTTGGAAAGCATCAACAACAGCAGCGCCGGAACCAGCGCCATCAGAGTACACCGCCTTGGTCTGCCCGTTAGGGATTGTTACATTAGCTCCAGAACCCTGACTGATGATGATCGATTGTGACCCAGATGTTCCATTTTCTATAAACCAGAGCTTGGAAACGGAATTTGGCCCAAGCGTGATTGTGCATGCAGAATCAAGTGTGCCTGTGTATTTAAGGAATATGCTTCTGCCAGGATCGGTTGATCCATCAGCTATAGTGGTGGTGTGAGTGTCGGCATTAGTTGTAATCGCCTCTGTGCCAAATGAAAAGGCTTCCGCAACGAGCGACAAATTTGTATTTGTACTCGTACCCCAAGTTCCTGCTTCATCGCCAGTGGCGATTTCTTTCAAGCGTAAATCGTTAGTATAGACTGCCATTTAATCTACCTTTTTTTGCTTTTTGATTTTTGTTTTTTCATGTAAGCAACGTGCTTTTCCAGAGCTTTTGCTTGCTTCTTGTGAGTCTTAGAAGCTTTTTTAAGACCCTTAATTACTTTCTTAACTCCGTGTGCCATCTAAGCTACCTCTTTCCAGTTTGGTGTTTGATCAGTAGTAACATCTTGCCAATTAGGGGTTTGAGATGGGACAAACTCAGCCCATACAATGACCCCAGATAAGAACGCAGTCGCAGATATGCCTGTGACCGCAACATCCGCATCCGCTGTTGTAGTGACAGAACCCAGGGCAGATGTAGCAGATAATCCAGTAGTCGATACATCAGCATTCGCTTTGGCTGTTGCTGTACCCACAGCACTCGTGCCAGCAATACCTGTAACCGACACATCTGCATCAGCCGTAACTGATACAGATCCAACGCTCGTTGTTCCCACTTCACCCGTTTCAATAACAACACCATCGGCCTCGACTGTGACCGAACCAAGTGAAGCTGTCGCTGATATGCCTGTAGGAGAGACATTTGCAAAAGCGGTGACAGATACAGATCCAAGACCTGATGTCGCTGAGATGCCGGTAACAGAGGTACTTGCATCTGCAGTCGTAGATACAGAACCAAGACTTGCGGTTGCGGCAATACCTGTGACACTAACACTCGCATCAGCCGTAACAGATACCGATCCGACTGAAGTTGTAGCCTGGGGAACGGCAACATCATTGCCCCATGATCCTTCTCCCCAACCTTGAGTGGATGAATTCCATCCCTGAAAGACAACTTTTACGTCAGCCACACATCACCCAATCTTCAGTGTGGATGAACAGAGCATCAAGCAATCCTTATAATCGCGTTAGAAGCATCCGCTGTTGGGAACTGAACAGTAAAATCTCCAGAGGTTGCTGTCTTATCTGCACCAAAGTCTAAAACCACAACAGCTCTATTTGCACTACCAGCGGTAGTAGAGGAGTTATAAATAAGAGCCCCTCTTGCAGTCAATGAAACACTGGAAAAGACAGCGTCTGCAAAATCTGTAAGAGCCGTAGTTGATGATAGTGTGGGTGTTACGTTAGTCAAAGCCACCCCACCGGAACTATAATTTGTTCCGCTTGTAGAAACCTCGTTGGTGCTTGAGAAAGCAGTTGTAGAGGCGTTCAAAGTTGCATCAGATGTATACAAAGCAATCTTGAAAGAATTGCCAGTTCCTGTGCTAGTAGTTGTTCCGCCTCCAGATCCATTAGTAAAGTTATGGATTCCTTGTAAGAGCTCTTGTTTAAATGACGAAGCCATAGCCTGGGTAATAGCCATTATAATTTCCTCAATATGTTTCCGATTTCTTTATGATCCATAGCCTCTAGTTTAGCAATCAAATCGGTTTTATTGCTCAATATGGCTTCTTTCATGTAGTGCATGATTACTTGCTTTATGGTTTCTCTGTACGCTTTGGCTTGCTCCACAAGTATCGGATCAGAGTTGCCACCAACAGATATTATTTTATCTGTAGCACGATCAGCCCAATGATCAACAGAAAGACCAGAGTGGCTTGATGTAACCACGCTAACATCTCCAACCTCAGAAAAACCAACATTCAACATTACTGCCTCGCTTGTCTAACCGCACCCGATCTATAACTGTCTGTAGTACCGTACCCCTCTCCCAAAACCTTAAGCTTACCTAGAGCGTCTTCATATCTGGTGGAGTACAGTTGCAACATATCAGCCTCACCCTTCATAAAACTGTAAGCCTCTAACAAACAGCCATATAGCAAAGTTGATTCTGCATTTGTGCCTAACCAACTTGTTCCACTTGCTGCTGTTGTTATCGACTCAGGCTTATGAAAGTAATGAAGCTCTACACTAAAATTAGCATTTGGGGTTGGCCCAACAATAAAAAACGCTTCGCTATATATAGCGTAATACTTTGGAACGCCTTGTACAGATGACTGTGGGTAAGCTTCCCTAATAAAGTTAACGTCCTTAAAAAGCAGGAACTCAAACCCAGTATTATCAAGAGACAATGAGTACGGATATAAAAAGTCTGTTGGCATTGCTACATACTGATTACCAGAAGTCATCGCACCAACAGCGTTCTTCCTAAACTCTGGAAGCTGTATAGACTTTAATATTCGATCTTCGGCTTGCGTAATTATAACGGGAAGATTGGTAACAAAAGTTGACTCACTATTTTGAGTGTAATCCTGTATCGCTGTTTTTAGCGTAGTAAATGTCCAAGCCATTACGTCACCACCTTAACAGTACCAACCTCACCAAACATATCCAAACCAACCGTTCTGCTGCCCAAAGCGCTATTGCCGCCACCAACAGGATCAAAAGCAAAAAGCTTTCTGCTTTCATCTAACGATTGATCAGGTCTAGCATCGCGCAAAGCTTGGGGATCATCTAATCTCAACCTACCCAGCTGCAACTGAGGTTGATCTGGACTGACAACATCCTTCCCAACCCTCAAACCAGTCGGCCTGCCATTAACGATCTGAGGCACTAAATCCTTTAGCGGATACCTAAAACCAGTTAAATCGCAATAACCAAAAGCGTATTTTCCACTAGCGTAACTCAAAACCTGTAACCCCCTGGAGCAATAAACAAAGAAGCCTTATCTCTGCTACTGCTTGAAGCAAGATCCCACTGGGACTCATACTCAGCTTTCAAACCCTCCGCTCTTGGTGCGGATGCTTCATACTTCATAGACAACCTGTAAGCTAATCCAGCTATGAAACAAGGGAGATACCTAGCCGGAATATCCATATTGTTGCTTGCTGGTTTGCCGGAATCTTCAATACGTTCCATGTAATAATAACCAAAGACATAGGTGTCTTGATCATCTGGAGTAGGCCACAGATTTATAATGATGCCATCTGGGGTTCTCTCCACAAAGAACTCTAAAGGCTTTGCTTCATTTAGCTTGTTAGATAAATGAGAATATTGGCTTATAGATATCCTGGTAAGAGTTTGATCAAACTGACTATCCTTATCTCCAGAGTCAGTCCTGACAAACGCTTCAACTATATCAAATATCTTACCGTCAAGAGTGTATGCACTTGTGCCTGCAGTTAAAGCCTGGGTAGCAAACTTGACAGTCCATAAGTTTAAACCACGGTTCTGCCACTCAAGCATCATTAGATCTATGCTCCTACGAGCCGTTTTGTAATCGTATCCGCTTCTTAACTCTAGACCAGCGTTTTCAAAAGACTCTTCTATTGCTTCGCCCAGATCAAGATCAAAAGCAAATGTGCCGCTTGTAGCCATTACTTCTTCTTCCTTTTCTTCTTGGAAATGCCAGCCTCAGATAGAGCTATCGCTATTGCTTGCTTCCTGTTCTTAACTTTTTTACCAGAGCCACCAGACTTTAACTTGCCCGACTTAAACTCCTTCATAACTTTTTTTACTTTAGCTCTTTTCTTTTTTGCTGGAGCTGAAGATATTTGTTTTTTCATTTGAGCCCTTGTGATCGGCATCAGCTTTTACCAAACTTTTGTTTTTGGGATTTTGGTGGTGATTTTTTACTACCACCCTTGCCAGCCCAAAAAACTTTATTTGCCCAGTAAGCTGCACTTGTAGGCCCTTTCTTTATATTCTTTGCATGACGGGCTTTGAAACTTTTACGAGCTTCAGCGCTGTAGTTGTGACCCATCTTTTGATCACCAAACCGAATCACCTTAACCTTCTTGCCATCTCGAACAGCAACAACAGCTTTCTTTGTGGGGTGGCTAGGCGTTCTTTTGGGCTTGTTTAAACCAGTCAAACCAACCTTTTTCAATCTGTTTTTTTCAGCATTAGTAAGGCTCACTTGCGATGCCTCGCTGTTTTCTTAGCTATCTTCTTTGGCTGCTTTGAGTGCTGCTTTCCTTTCTTTGTGTCTGCTCTTTTTTTTCTGCTGGTAGCAGCATATTCCGCATCTGATAAAGCCTGTCTAGCCTTCTTCGGGAGATACCTTTCACCTGTAGCCTTTTTACCCTGAGTCGATGGCTTGCCAGACTTCGTACCCCAGTCTTGCTTAGTCCACTTCTTTAAACTCTTTTGTGATTTTTTTAATGCCATTACTTGCCTTCTTTCTTCCTTATAGCTTCCTTCCCCTTTCTAGCTATATCAGCTTGCTTAGGCTTCTTGGCAACCTTAGCCCTTTGCTCTAGAACTGTGAGGATTTGGATCTTTCTGGCAAATGGCTTTTTGATCCTCTTAACCCTAGCAACTGTATCTCTTGCATCCTGAACGGTAGCAAACTTAATAGGCACAGTATCCCTTGGGTTCTCATCGGTATACAGCCTTCTGCCAGATCCTTTCGGCTTTTTCCCAGTACCGACTTTTGGGTCTTTAGGCATTAGCTTCTGTATCCGCCGCCTTTGTCCTTGTACTGCTTAGCAAGCATTTGGGCCTTACGGGCAGACCATTGACCTGGCTTACCGCCCTTAGACCCTGCTTTTATTTTGTTAAACAGCTTCTTCCTCATCTCAGGCTTGGTGTAATTACCAGCTTCGTTGACCCTGGACTTAGCCTTTTTGCCAGACTTCATGCCAACAGCCTTGATCACAGTCTTCTTGACAATCTTTTTAACTGGCTTTTTAACTGTAGATTTTCTTACTGCCATTATTATGAATAACGCTTTCTAACTTGCATGACTATAACATACACATCTGCGTTAGAATGACCAACAGTTGTGAACTTCACATCCCCCGTTGTGCCAGAAGCTAACGTATCTGGTATACCAAATTCAGAGAAATCTAAGGTATCTGACCAGTCAGCAGCTAGCTGCCAAGCCAAAACATCTGTCGTTGCATCAAATAAGATCTTCACTCCCATGCCTATGGTTTGATAGTAGATCTTTTCAATAACAACAGACGAACAAGCGCTCCCTGTCATGGGATCGGCAGATAAAGCAGACACATCTATCTTAGTGACTGCAGACTCACCAGTGCCATCACTCACATTTGTAAAACGAAAGATGGCGGTTCTCCCGCCATCCTGTATCGTTTGAGTAGCTACCGCATCAGCCATACTAACCTCCTATTACTGATCAGCAAATGCTGGTGCAGTCGCTCCTGTAACATTGCCAAAGATCTGATAATTGGTGGTGTTTAAACCAACAATAGTTACATCAAAGCCAGCAGGCACATTAATTTGGATGCTGCTGTTTGAGTTACCATCAGAGAACACCGAACTAACTTCGTTATCGGTATCTAGGAATGTAACCCCACCAATGTAAAAGTTTGTGTTTCCTGGGGTGACAATCAAAGCATCAGTACCATCCGCAGCGCCGCCAGCGTAAACAAATCTAAACACAGATCCAGCAATCGGAGCTGGCAATGTGTAAGTGTTATCCTGGCTGCCATCTGGAACAAGCAGTATTCTTCCGCTATGCGTTGCATTCGTAAGTGTTACGTTGCCATCAGAAAGGCTAACAGGCCCAGCACCGATAGTTGTAACTTCAGTGATAGCTCCAGTGGTAGCATTCTTGCTAATGGTCTTGAAAGTAGACTCTGAGCGAATTGGCCCAGTAAAAGTTGAATTAGCCATATATGTCTCCTGTCTTGGCTAGTGTCCAATTGTTCCACATGGAACAATCAGTCAGGAAAAGAAAGGGGGCTTTCGCCCCCATTCAGTTTTAGCTAGATCCTGGTGATCCGTAGATTCCAAGGGGATCAGATACACCGAAAGAATATCTCTCTCTGGCTTTATATCTGACATTACCCGTATCGAAATCACCGTCCATAGATGTTTCTAGAGGAGCCCTCTGGAACATCTTCAGACCGTTAGGTACATCAGTGATCAAGTAGAAAGCATTGCTATCTGTTAGATAATGATTCACAGCGTAGCCTTCAGGGATAGCTCCCATGTTGCGTATCGCATTGATATCGTTATCTGAGGTAGCAGTCCTTTGCGCTGTCTCAAGCAGACGATCTGCCGTAAACATTAACGCAGGAGGAACAATTAATCGCAACGGTCTTGCTGCAATCAACAAACCACGCTCATCAACAAATGCAGCGATATCAATAATCGCATTCTCCAAAGATGTTTCGTTAAGGTCTGCTGCTGTAGAAGGACGGTTGCTGTTCTTTCCACCGCTTACAAGAGGGTGACCGTCACCGCCAGTAACACCATCACCAGATGCTGTAAACAGGTTTACCCCATCTCCAGACTGGAACGCATTGGTGAAACCATTGTTAAGCAGAAAAGCTGCTTTAACTTGCTTGGTATACGCCATTGCTCTCGCAAGAGCTTTTGTGTATCTAGCAGAAAGGCTATCGTAAAGATTATCTTCCATAGCCTCTTCCGTAATACTAAAGCCCATCGCGATTGTTTCGTGATTGTACCTAGCAGTGAAAGACTCTTGAGCAGAGTCATAGCTGATGGCTGCACCTTCCGCCTTAACTGGCGCTGCTGCAAATCCTGACAGCTTGACCTCTTCCTCGAAGCTTCGATCTGAGCTTTCTGTTTCATACAGAAGCTCATGCTCGTCTTCATATTTTTCATACTCCAAACCAAACAGGGCATTAAGTCCTGGGAGGAGTTCTTTAAGCATTTGAGCTCTAGAAATTGCCATTGCTTATACCTCCTAAACGCCAAGCTTGGTTTCGTATGCGTGGCTCAAAGGCAGATAGGTCACAATGCAGTCAGTGAAGGCATCGCCTACAGTGCTGCTTGGGCCGTCTACAAAGTCCACAATACGAAGTGGTAATGTATTAGTCGTAGCAATAGATCCGCCATCTAAAGCGTTTCTGCTTCGACCGATTGAAGTTGATCCAGCAGTATTAACTGCAGATACGTTATTGCCTAATCCAGTTTGAGCGATTGCCTCGTCACCCTGCATTTGGAACAACAATTTTGGATCATCGACAACATAACCAACTATGTCATCTGCAGCAGTTGATGCAGGGAACTGTTGATTAAATGTCTTCTGGTTTGTGCTTGGATCTGTGTAAGCGCAGCCTACAAAGATTCCAACTGTACCAGCAACAACAGAAGTTGTTACGGCAGCTTTTTCTAAGGTTCCAGAACTTACCAGCTTAACGAAATCGCCATAAAAAATGGCGGTTCCATAGCCGCTTGCAATCTTGATGTGTCTAATCTTTCCGGTAAAAGAGCCACTAGCACTCAAGGTTCCAACGGGTTCCGCACCTGTAGGGGTAGCAGAAGTAGCCATGTTAGACCTCCTAACTTATAAAGCTAATCCCCTGCTATAGAGAGTTAGCTTTTTCCAAAAGTGGTTCTCGTGCTGCGCTCTGGTTGACTCAGAGGCATACGAGGATCATTTTCTCGCAAGAAGTTATTATCGACAGATTCCATCTGATTAGCGGCAACGCCCTGGAAGTAATTTGTTCTTGACTCCATTTTTTCTTTAGGAGCTTTACACAAGAGCAAACCACCAATATGAACGTTTCCTTCAAACCTCGATCCAATGTCAGACATCACATGTAGTTCAGGATGATCCTCAGCTCTCACTGGTTCCCAACCCTCCCTAAACTGCTTTGACACATTAGTGTTATCTGACTGACCGAGAATATCAGTTCTTATCCACCTAAATTCCCATCCAGGCTGAGGTTCTGGATCCGGCAATATAGATTGCGGAGCCCAATCATCACTTGGCCTCTTCTGGGTTTCTCGCGTTTCATTCTTTCTTTTTGTGCGCTCTTCTGCCATTACTTACTCCTTCAAGACAAGTGCTGGGCATATTGTTCATTAGTTATACCCAGGCGCTTGGCGAGAGCAACTTGGGTAGCCGTTAACCGTACTTTGCGCGGTTTTGCACCATTGTTCCTTGCGGATGGCGCTACCACCGTCGAGGGCTGACTAGAGGTCACGGATGCGCTACGGCCATCTGTATCGCTATTATCCCCCCAGTCGAAATTAGGGTAACTCTCTCTCATACCATTGTCTATATATTCAAAGTACTCTGGAGAGTTAACCGCTAAATTCTTATCTGTGATTGCTTCTTCATGCAATCCATATGCGGTTGCAGTCATAGCCTTCTTGCCTGGATCTGCAAACCAAGTGTTCCTATCAGCCCACTCCTGGGATTCAGGAGAAAGTTGAGGTTGAACAGGTTGTTGAGCCGCAACATTTTGAGCAGCCTGTCTAGCAATCTGTTGCTGATAAGCTGCTTGGCGCTGGGCTTGAAGCTGTTGAGCTTGTTGAGAAGCATTAGAGCTATATCTCTCGATCTCTTGAGATTCAGCCTGGGCCTTTACCATCCGCTCTTGAGCGTTAGCGACACCATCGGTATCACCTTCCTCATAAGCTTTTTTGTAATCAGCTTTGGCTTGATCTACAGCTATCCTAGATTTTTGCTTTATCTGCTCTATTAGCGCCGCTTCGCCCCTGGAGATAAGAGATTCTTGCTCCTGGTTCTTGGTGGCGTATTGCTGAGCAATCTTGACAGCTTCTTCTCGCATCCTTTCGGCTGCTTCTCGCTGTCTCCTTTCCTCATGGTAATCAAACTTTAACTTGTTGAGTCTTTTCTGAACTTTCTCAGAATAGTCTCCAAGCTCTTCATCGTCTGATTCAGATTTAGATTCCGCCTTTGGAGGCCTTCTATCTTCAGGAGGACGATCATCGACTATTTCAATCTCGTAATCTGAACTAGATGAATCCTCAGCAACAGGCTTCTTCTTTTTTTCAAAGGTTGTTTTTACCCCAAAGAACTTGTCTTCGGGGCTTTGCGGATCAACCGATTCCGTTTCTGTAACCAACTGACTTTCGCTCATGCTTTAACAACCCCCCTTGGATCTTTAACAACAGCCTCAACGCTATCATCATTAATCAAACGGAATTCTTTGCCTTCTAACTTAAAACGAGTGCCAGAATAAGATCTCATCATTACCCAGTCACCTTCCTTGCAGTAAGGGCCCGTAGGAAATCTAGATGGATCTTTGTAACAATCGGGGCCTAGATCTAACACCATTCCCACAATAGATCCTATTTCTTCCTCTTTGAGAGTCTGAGTGGCTTTTATAATTCCACCCTCAGTTTTCTCTTCTGGATCTGGCAGCGCTATAAGTATTTTATAGCCAGTCGGTACAGGAAGCTTACTAGCTACCTGTGGTTCTGCAGAATCTTCTGATTCTGTTTCTAGCTGAGCCGCTTCGCTCATATTATCTCCATGCATTGGGTTAACGCCCAAAGTCGTAGCACCAGGGAACGCCTGGAGTCGTTAGTCGGCTTGTTCGTAACGAGCCTTCAGATCCAAGATTTCACGCTCAGCTTGAGCTAAACCTTGAACGATTCCACAACAACGTGTGTATTCAGCATAATCCTTGCAAGCTCCTCCACTCATGTGGTCACTAACATCATTAAGCTGCTTGCGAACATTTGATCTCAAAACTTCAAATATGTCTAGTTCTTTTGTCACTGATCACCCAAAGTTTCTTTTGCTATTTCTATGCCAAGCTTAGTGCTTGCTAGCTGTTCTTGAGATGCAATCTTAGCACTCTCAAGCTCTTCTTTGGTGTTTGTTTCAGCTATTTTCGCTCCAAGCTTAGCGGTTTCTAACCTAGCTTGTTGCTCTAATCTTTGTTGATCCAGCTGCGATTTGGCTAAAGCCTTCTGAGTTTCGAGTTGGATCCTAGCCATTTCAGCTTCAGCCTTTTGCTGTATCTCTGCTTGCTTAAGCTGCAGCTCTTGCATCTGCATTTGGATCACAGGATCTTGCATTTGCTGTTGAGCTTGCTGGGCTTGCTTCTCTTGGGCTGATTTTCCAGTCAACTGAGCAGCAGCTGGGGCTACGAGCCTGGATATCCTGTACTCTATATCCTCCGGCAAGTCTTCTTCTGGAGTGGGGAGCTCCATACCCAGTTCTTTTTCTATGTTTTGGCGGT